CCTGGGCTAGCGTAGAGTTCGTCCCGTCAGACCTGAGCACCCGGTTGGCCGTCTGCGCTCCCACCAAAGCATTGATCGCCGCCTGCTGGGTCGTTTGACCAGTACCGCCGTTGGCAATTGCCAGCGTGCCAGACACATCGGTGGCCAGAGCTACTTGGGCCAGCGTAGAGTTCGTCCCGTCAGACCTGAGCACCCGGTTGGCCGTCTGAGTGCCCACCAAAGCATTGATCGCCGCCTGCTGGGTCGTCTGACCGGTGCCGCCGTTGGCGATGGCCACGGTCCCCGTCACGTTGCCGGCTTTCACGCTGTAGAAGCTCGTGCCGTCCGTGAAAATCATCACCCGATCGCCAGGGGCAATGGTGACGGATTGCGCGCCAGGCGGCGTGGTGATTGGAGGGCCAAGTGACAGCCAGTTGAAAACCGTTGCCGTGTATGCAGTGTCGTTCCAGATGATGTACTGCTTGGAGACCGGCGGCGCGTACACGGTGAATGCCGTGGTGACTGTGGTTGTCGTAAACCGCAGGATGGCGTACACCGCCTGGTTGGCGGACCCCGTTGCCGTAGGCCCGTTAAACGTGGTCAGTGCCTGGCCGGCAGAGGTGACCGACACCGTCTCATAGCCGGCAATCGCCCGATCGAAGACGTACGCGAAGTTGTTGTTGGTGATGGTGCCCCATGTATTGGCCTCTGTACCGGGGGTGATCAGCTCTACACGAAGGCTCTGAGAATACGTGGGCATGGTTGTTCCTTACGAGTTGCTGATATTTTGCCATCCGGATCACTGGTTGTCATCTATGACTGACCACCCTGGGGCCTGGGGCGTGGCCACGTTTTGCCAATTGGCAGTCTGGTCATCAATAATTTTGATCCAACCGGCAACCCCAAAAGCGTCATTAAGCGTGGCGTTCTCTGTCATCGCTACTTGGAACGCTGCCAGCACTGTGTTGGCATCAGCACTGTTGAGGTTTTCTGTGATTGAAAGAACAAAACCCCGTATGGCTGTGTTGGCATCGGCGCTGTTCAGGTTTTCTGTGACAGACTCAACAAACGCCTGAATAATTTCGTTCAGGTCTGCTACTGTGGTGCCTTCGGTGACTGCCTGAACAAACTGCGCCGCGATTGTGGGCACATCCTCTATGGTGATGCCCTCTGATATGGATTGGGCAAACTGGGACGCAACACTATTGGCGTCCGCCAGATCGACGTTTTCTTCTATGGTTTGCAAAAACGCAGATTGCTGCGTGCTGAAGTCGTCCAGCGTAAAGCCTTCTGTGCGGGCTTGCAAGAACTCAAAATACGTCTGTGCGGTGTCATCCACTAAAACGGTGTCTTCTGTTTTGGCGACAGCAAACTGCGCCGCAATTGTTTGGGCGTCTTGAATGCTTGAGTTTTCGGTGGCAGAAGCCAAAAAGCCAGCAAATGCCGCGCTGACATCAGCAGAGTTTAAATTCTCAATGACGCCGTCGTAGAAATCACCGGCTGTTGCATCCGTCTCATCTACCGTGATTGGTTCTGCTTGGCTTACAAGGTACGCTGATAGCTGTGTGCTGGCATCTTCAAGCTGAATACTTTCCACAATGGACAACACACTTACCACCCCAGCAAGGGAGGCAAATGGTGTTTGGGAAAAGCTTGAGATGCCAAACATGGTGGTTAATTAAACAGCATAAACATATTGCCACTGGCCAGTGAAAACCGCCATCCGGTGTTGTTGCCGTTATTCACATTTCCGCTTGTGAACAAAGAGTTCCATGTGGCCCCACCTGTGGCGTTGCTGTCTTGGATCGCTAAATACTGCGCGTTGACCGTGCCGGAAGCCTTTGACAAAGTGAACTGCGACCCCGGAGTGGCGCTGTTGATTGTTATTAAGTTGCCTGCGGTGCCAGCCAGACTAAAGTTGGACACGGTTTGTGTCGTACCGGCAGTGAAGGTCACCGTAGATGGCTGCACGGTGTCGGTGATGTCGTTGAACGTGTTAGACCCGGTGATGGTCAACGCGCCTGCACCGCCTTGGTTGAGGTTGTAGTAGGTCAAGCCGCCACCAGCAAAAGTCTTTGCTGAGGCAGAGGTCATGGTTATGGTAGATGTGCTTGGTGCAACAGTAAGCCCAGTGGTGGTAGCTGTATTCCATGCGGTTGCGCCAGAACCAGAAATTGTCCAAGTACCACTGCCCATGTTCAAGGTACGAGTGTTGCTGTTGCTTGAAGAAAAAGAACCTGCCGTTACATTGAAGTTTGCAGCGGTAAAAGTGCCCTCAGTGAGAGTGAGTGTGTTGGCAGACCCTAATGTCATCGCATCAGCAAGCGTTACGGTAATGCCCGAACCATTGACCGTTGTATTGTTAAGCGTCTTACCGTTGCTTGTAACTGTTGCTGACGCACGGAATGTTGGGCCAACGGATGTATATGTTCCACCAGAGGCCAGCGTCAAATTACCCGCCATGTTTAAGTTGCTTGCCGTTATAAAACTTGTGCTGCCGGTAAAATTTAAATTTTTAAACCAGCTTCCGGAATCAATAATAAAACCCCGTGACCCGGCATTTACTGTCAAGTCTGGTGCGTTTGAAGTTGTGCCGCCCGTGGTTCCAAAAGCTACGCGGGCACCATCGTTTATAAAATTACCGCGCGTAAAGCCGCCAGTGCCCGTCCAAGAAAAGTTAGTGGCGTTAGCCATCACCAGAACGGAGGTAGATGCTAAAGTGGCAGTCAACGCAATATTGCCAGTGCCAAAATAGATTGAGCGAGTGTTTGAGTTGTTGGAACTAAAACCGCCAGCGCTTAAAGTAAAGTCAGAAAGATCAAGAGTGCCCGACGTGAGTGTGAAATAGTAAGTTGCATCCTGTGTCAATGCGCCATTAAGTGTGACGGTGCTGCCTGCGGCATCAATGCCTGCGGATTGAATTGTTTTACCTACGCTGGTAATTGTTGCGGGTGCACGAAAGGTTACGTTAAAGCTTGTATATGTGCCGCCTGAAGCAAGCGTCAGGTCGCCTGCCATGTTTAATGCAGCCGCAGTTACCGTTGATCCGTTGCCAGTAAAAATCACATTTTTGAAATAGCTGCCAGAAGTAATAGTCAGAGAAGATGATCCTGCGTTGACTGTTAAGTTTGGTGCGTTGGTAGTTGATCCCCCGGCAGTTGAGCCAAATTGCATTGTTGTTGAGTTTGTATTGCTTCGAGTAAACCCACCTGTGCCAGTAAATGTAAAGCCTGTGGCAGTTGCCATGGACAACACCGTAGCTCCGGCGGTCGAACTGGTCAACGCAATGTTGCCAGCGCCAAATGAAATTGCTCGGGTGTTTGAATTGCTAGAACTAAAGATGCCAGTGCTTAAAGTAAAGTCAGCAAGAGCAAGAGTGCCTCGAGTTAGCGTGGTGGTATTTGTAATACCTGTTGTCATTGCATCAGCAAGCGTAACAGTAATTCCAGTACCGTTAATTGTGATGGAGCCAAGCGTTTTACTAGCACTTGTTACCGTGGCAGTAGCGGTAATTGTGATCGTGCCCGTGTACGAAAAAGTCATACCCGCTACAAGCGTAATAGAGCCAGCCACGCTGATTGCCGCAGTACCCGCCAAAGTTCCAGTAAACCCAGTGCAAGTAATTGATTTGGCCCCCGTATTGCCAGTGCTTATGGTACAAGTTACAGCGCCAGAGGTGGCATCGAAAAACACATCGTCAGCCGATGTGGGCACACTTGCGCCACCGGCACCGCCTACCGTTGCGGCCCATTTAGTGCCAGCAGTGCCGTCCCAAGCCGCCGTGCCACCCCGCCAAAATCTGTCGGCCATGCGTTACTCCTGTGGAGTTTCGACAACGGGATTGACCATTGCAAGCCAATTGGTCAGGCGCTCTTGCTTCATGGCCTCCAACTGCTCATCAGTCAAACCGTGGTCATCAGGCAGGTTCAAGGCATCGCAGAAAGAGCCAAACGGGGTGTCGAATTTGAAAATGATCTGCATGATTGCTCCTTATGCTTGAGTGGTTACAGCGACCACATCCCAGCGGGTGTTTGTCGAGTTGTAGATGCAGCCGACATAGAGCATCTTGTTGATGGTTGTGGTAGTCGGCAAAGTGGTGCCAATCACGGTGTAAGTGGCATTCCAAGTGATAGCTTGGGCAGTACCGTCGTCCAAAATTCTCAGGATCAGCTTGTTGCCGTCCACTGGGGTTCCAGTTGGTGCCGCTACCGTTAGAGCTTGATCTTGCGCGGTCAGATTGTATTGATCGAACGCGGAGATGTCAGGAGTCAGCGTAGCCGTTGCCGCAGAAGTTGAGGTGCGAGGATCAATGCGCTTGTTGGTCAGCGTGGCAGTGCCATTGATGGTCGTGAAGCCACCCGTTGCGTTGGCGTTGTTGCCAAGAGCAGTGACAACACCCGTGCCGGTGGTGGTCGTAGAAGGAGCAACGCCCGCCCCTCCACCAATGACCAAAGCGTTTGCAGACAGAAGGCCAGAGCTTGCCAGAGTTCCAGTGGCCGAGTAGTACAGAACGCCGCCAGAGGTTCCAGATGTCAGCCCCGTGCCGCCCGCTGCAACAGGCAGGGTGCCAGCTACAAGCGCAGATGCGCTCGTGGAGTACAGAGCGTTGTTTGCGCCAGCAAATGTGGTCAGGCCGGTGCCGCCGTAAGCAGGCTGAATCGTGCCACCTTGCCATGTGCCGTTTGAAATAACGGTTGTGCCCAAATCAAGAGCATTGGTGCCCCATGTAACACCTTCAGGCAGGTAGCCGTGGATTTCCCATGTGCCACCAACAGTGGCATTTGATATGAGAACTGCATTAGCCGCCCCGCCCGTCGTAACCGTGCCAACAGTTGTGCCCGCATTGTTCTGGATGGTCAGCGTTCCGGTAGCGGCATTGTTGAACTGAAACGCAGTGGTGTCGGTCAGTGTGGTTGCATCAGGCAACCTGAATGTGTGATTTCCAGTGCCCGTCAACAACTGATTAAAGTCTGAGGCCGCCGTCAACGTGGTCACGCCGCCAGAAGCGGTAATGTTTTGCAACCCTTGGCTCAGGCGGTTTATCGTGATGTTTTCATTGGCATCGCGCAGCACAACCGAGTTGGCCCCGGAAGACGCGGTTACACCCGTGCCACCATAAGCTACACCAACAGTAGACCCCTGCCATGTGCCAGAGGATACTGTGCCCAGCGCAGAGACATCGCCGGTTTCATTTAAATTAACTGACCGGCCAGACGGGTACGTCACAAAGACGTTCACAGCGCCCGAGAAGGTCACCGCGCTGCCGGAGTTGCTTGATGCATAAACAGTGGTTCGGGTTAGCGTCGGCCCCGTGGTTGAATACGTGCCAAGCCCCACCTCCCAGTTGCCCGCGCCGTCAATGGCCGAGTAGTAGGTTGTGTTTGTATTGCCGATAACGGCAAACGATTGGAACCCCGGCACCGCACCCGTAAGAGTGAAGCTTACGGTAGTATTCGCCGTGGCCGTCTCTTGGACACGGTTTGCAAGGACCAGAGCCATTTAAGACTCCTTTAAGAAGTTGCGGTGGTCGAGTAGGTAACGCTTACGGTGTCGCCTGCGGTGGTGACTTTGGCAGTGGCAAATGCGCCTGCGCTGTACAGAGTACCTGCCGGGCTGCTTTGAGTACTGACCGCGCCCGATCCGGTTACCAAGAAGCAGCCACCAACCGTGCCGCCCGCACCAGTGATGGTGTAGGTAATAGCCGCAGCAGCGCAAGTCGTCACATTCGACGGCGTGGTTCCAGTCGATGTAGAAGCAGTAAATACAGCCGTGCCGCGAACAGCAGAACCACCAACGGTATAGTTGGTGAACTCAGTCCATGTCTTTGAGCTTAACGTGTCCGCAGCAGCAAACGTCAATCCAGTACCAGAGATCAGGCCCAAGAACGGGCCAACAGTCGTATAGGTGCCAGAAGTGCGAAGCAACGTATCAAGCATCAATTGCTTGCCGCCTGCGTTGACCAGATTGGGAAACTCGTCTTCCCATTTGATGTTGCCGTCAGCATCTCGGCAGACCACATGGTAGTGGCCTTCAATGCCAACGGATTCGTTGCCAGTGACGTTGGATTGCATGGTGACCTCCGCGTGATCGCCAAAGTTTGAAAGTTCGTTTGACATGATTGCTCCTTAAACAAGTCGGATGAGAGCATTGGTTTGATCATCCGGGGGAAAAACAATGGTGAAAGTGCCATTGGTCGAAGCTTTCGCGCCACCAAAATCTAGAATGCACACCGCGGGGTTTCCAAGCGCGGAATCATTGTAGATCATGGCCCCGTACGCAGTAATGGTTGCACTGGTAAAGGACAGGTCAACGAAATCGGTGATTGCAGTCGTCCCCGCCCCAAAAGGCGTGACATTGGTGAGGGTGCCGCCGCCCGCCGCATAGGTGCCTGAGTTGGGCACTTCCCCAACGCTCGTGTACGCGGTTGTCGATGCATTGAACGACGGGGTGTTGTCGTACAGAGCCAGCTTAAACGTGCTGCCGGTGCCTGTGGTGAAGTTGTGCACGGCCCTCATGAGCTCCACTTTGAAGCTTGTGCACATGAAATTTCCATTGAAGGCCATCGTCAGTCCCTCACCAAGTGGGCCAGGTCCAGGTGGCCGGCTTGTCGCAGACGGCCCTGGATCGTCAACCGGTCCTGCTCAATGGCCTCGTGCATGTAGAACTCCACAACGGCCTTGATTCGCTCTTTGAACGCCCTGGCTTGCTCTCGAACAGCCGGATGTGACTGATCACCCACAAAGATGATCTTGTCCGCAGCGCGTTGAGAAAGCTCCTCCACCGACCACCCACGGTTATGGGTGGTCTCCACTTGGACCGGGCTGACAAGGACCGTTGGTTGAACTGAGATCATGGGCCAGGTGAATCAGATTTGAGAGGAATACGGATCATGCCATCACGGTACTCATCGCGGCGGCGGCGGCCTTGCTGCTCAACGCCCAGACCCTGCACAGCCTCTTTGTAGGACTGGCGGAAATACTGCATCATCTCCACCGGTCCCTTGGTGTAACTGTACGCCTGAATCAGGCACGCGTACAGTAGCGCCTCCGGGGCGTTCGTGCTGATCCACGTAGTGGGGTTGCCCGACGACAACTGCGCCGGGCGATAGATGTAGCCCAACTCGACGTCGTAGCTTTGGGCAGGGGTGGGAGACACGTAGAAGGTGTTCTGATCCCAGACGGAGTAATATTTCGGCACCCCTGTCTCGGTACCGTCAGGCCAGTACTCCTTCATGAACGAGGTGTCCCTGAAGTCCAAGAAAATCTGGTTGTCATTGACTTTGACCATCAGGTAGCGATGAGTCAGGATGTCCGATGGTGCGGTCAGAAACTTGTTTCCGGAAGTCAGGTTTCCAGCGGCTTCAAGCTTAAAAACGTCCAGGTCAATCTCGCGGAGAATCTGATTCTCCGCCATCGTGATAAACGTGTTGATGACGGCGCTCGAAAAGACGTTCGCCCCTACGTCGGTGTAGTTGCGGATGTTGGTGACAAGTTCGTCGTAGGTCATGACACGCTCACTGTAACAGAGCCCACCACCGCTTGGGCTATCACAGGCTGGCCCTCAAGGTACGGGCGCATATCGTTGGTGCCACGGGCACTGCCAAAGCTCTGGAAAGCGGTAAAGCCTGGTGCGCCCACGAACACGGACACCGGCTCAATGCGATCGGGCCGCGGATCGCGCAGGGCTATCGCGTCGCCTCGGTACCGCAGAGGCTCAAGCTGCGGCTCCTTGGGCTCGTAATCATCCGGGCAGACCATGAACCCGCGCCAGTTCTTGCGCAGGGTGTTGTACGCGTACCGCTGGCCGCAGTAGTCGCACAAGCCATACGAGAACTTGCCGGATGCAAATGCCATGTCATACCCCCATGTCCGGCACAAACTGGACGCTGGCGGTGTCGCGATCTTCCAAGGCAGCGCGCTGGAAGTCCTCTTCGTAGATCGCCTTCAACGCGGCACCACGGTCAGGGGCGAACTTCAGGGACAGGTAGTAGGACAAGCCAGACGCCAGGCAAGGCAGGAACCGGAAGTTGACGTCTGCGGTGTTGGTGTACGTCCCCGCATCCTGGATGCGCCGAATGCGGTAGTACACGAAGGTGTAGTTCTGGTCCGCCGCGGGGTAGAAAAACACTTTGGGCACGTTCGCACGCTGCACGTAGAACTGCGCAGGACGCGCCTGCGTGGTCTTGTCAGGCACATTGAGCCAGTCCTCTCGACTGATGCGCTCAATGTAGACGTCGGTGTTGATGCCTTGGTTGTTCTGCCGAATGATGGCTTCGAGCACGTTGACCGTGTCGGTCGGCAGGTTAATCTCGTTGACCCCCTGGGTCAACGCGTAGGTCGCCTGCTCAATCGTCCACAGGTTCAACCCGCGATTGGCCCAGTCGAGGAATAGCAGGTTGAGCGAACGGCGAGCCGAGTTGAGCTGATAGCCGCTCGTTGTTCGAATGCCGCAGCGTTCAAACGCTTCCTCGACCAGGTCATCGATCGCTAGGTCGAAGGTGGTGGTGCCCGATGTGGCCATTTAGCAGACCGCCCCGCCCTTTTTGTAGCCCTTGGTCATCATGCCGCCACCCATCTTGCCAACGGGCTTGCCCATGGCCATGCGCTTGTGCTGGTTCACAGCCCCGCCCTTTTTCATCATGACCGGGCCCGACTTTTTACTGGGCTCAGACGTCACGTGATTCTTCGCGCCGCTCATCACGGCCCCGCCGCCACGAGTGGCGCAACCCATACCTTTTCCAGCCATGATCAGGCTCCTTTCTTCATTGCACGGCCTTTGACGTCGGCCGTTTTACGTTTCACGGCACGGCCCATCTTGTCGGCCATGTCGGAATTCTTCATCATCGAGCCGTCAGGCATCTTGTGCATGCCTGCCATGCCGCCCTTGGCCATCTTGTTCTTGGCGGCGCGCATTCCGCGCACCGGTAGAGCTTTTTTGGTTGCCATTTCATCCTGCCTTTCGGATTTCATCCAACTTTGCCTCAATCCTGTTGAACCGCTGGTCCACATGACTGAGGAACTTATCGAACCGGTCGTCGACTTCCTTGCGCGTGACATGGTCCCGAGCGACCTCTTCGCGGGTCTTGTTCAAGAGAATGCCCAGCCGGCCGATCTCATCGAACTTCGCCTTCAACAAAAAGCCCATGATCCCGACAATCGCCGTCAAGACGACATTCCAAATCATCATCTCCACGGCTCAGCACCTCCACCGCTTCCGCGCCTGGCGCAAGCGGCTGTTGGGGTCCTTTGCTGCGTCAGGGAACTGCTTCATCTGCCCCTCCGAACGCGCGCAGTACGACGCGCGCCGCTTTGCATCCGCTGGCGACGGCTTCTTTTCTGTCACCGCTGTCTGCAGCTTGCTACCAGGGTTGGCCTTGCGATACGCAGCCACACCCTTTTTGGTCATGCCAGCACCTTGCTTGGTGGGTCGGAAGTTCCCCGACTTCACCGAAGTCTTGATGCCCATGCCCTTCTTGGTAGCCATTACGCAGGTGCTCCACCTTCGAAGAGCAGCGTGACACTCGTGATCTCAGCCGAGCTGAGGTCGATGTAGATGCCGCTCTCGAACAGAATCCCCATGTCGGGGATGATGAGGTCCTGCGAGCCAATGGCTGCGGGCGACGACAACGTCAACTTGGCCGTGCCACCACTGGTGCTCCCATCCTTGAGAGTGATCGTGGCAGAGGTGGCCGTGTGCGTGAAGTACACCCCCAGCAAACGAGTGCGGCCAGAGACCGCTGCCGCAGCGGCGGTCTTCCGTACCGACTGAATGTTGCTGAAGCTCATGGCGGCCTCCGATTAAACGAGGTCGCGGGCTTGCAGGTACATCACCGTGACAGTGGCTGCGCCGGCTGCGCCGTTACCGTTCTGAGCAGTGAAGTCGGCCAACACCTGAATGTCGGACGTGCCCACATCGGTGGCCACACTGTTGGTCAGCGTGCCGCGCGTGGTGCCAGCGGTCTTGACCGAGGTGGAAGGCACAAAGGCGGTAGCGGCAGACGAAGTGCCGACAGAGACCGTGGCCGTACCGGTGTCATCGTTGGCCGTGGTGACGTTCAGGATGACGTCAACAATCTGCGAGCCAGCGGGAATGGTGGCGACCACTTGATCAGCAGACGTTGCACCGATGATGTCAATGACCGCCGATTGGGCCATCAGCACAAAGCCGACGTTGGCGACGTTGGTACCGACAGTGGTGCCGGTGGTTTGGGAGATAGGGCCGGCCTTGAGCGGGCCCGAAAAGGTAGAAGCACCCATTTTGATCCTCACATGCGAGTGTGTTGGAGCGCATCTGTCTGCATGTCGTCAGCCGGGACTGTCAGATGCGCCGGTAACCCCGGAACTTGACCTGAATATAACCCAAGTCCGCAAAAAGAAAAAGGGGCCGAAGCCCCTTTTTCTCGGCCGGGAACCCCCAACCCTTCTTCAGCCGCCAGGCGAGCCGAAGATGCCCCGCGGATCGCTGAAGCCGAAGCTGTAGCGTTCGCGAGCCTTGTAGCGAACGTTGCCGGTGTCGAAGTCGCCTTCAAAGCCGGTTTTGATCGCGACACGGGTAAAGCCCTTCATGCCGTTAGGCGCGTCGGTCTTGATGAAGAACGCGTCGGGATCGGTCAGGAAGTGGTTCACGGTGTAGCCCTGCGGCACCATGCCCATGTTCCGGATGGCGTTGATGTCGTTGTCGGCCGTACCAACGCGAAGCGTGGACTTCAGGATACGGTCGGCAGTGAACATCAGCTCCTTCGGAATGATGAGCTTGAGGCCTTGGACAGCGATCTTCAGGCCACGTTCGTCGGTGAACGCTGCGATGTCGATCAGGGCCTGTTCCAGAGAGGTCTCGGACAGGTCAGCAGGGGTGGACAGCTCGTTGCGCAGGTCCGGACCGCCCAGGGTGGGGTGGTCAGTTGCACACAGAGGCTTGCCGTCGCCACCGATGGAGGTGGTGAAAGCGCCGTTCAGGACGGCGGCCGCCTTGATCTGCTTGGTCTGGGCCATCGAGCGAGCCAGGGCCTTGGTGTAGCGGGCCGACAGGCGGTCGTAGAGGTTGTCCTCCACGGCTTCCTCGGTCAGCGAGAACGCCAGGGCGATGGTCTCGTGGGTGTAACGAGCCGTGTAGACCTCTTGCGCCTGGTCGTAAGCGACGCCAGCGCCCTCAGTCTTCACAGGAGCCTCGCCGAAGCCGGATTCCATCACTTCTTCCTCGAACGCACGGTCCGAAGTTTCCATGGTGTAAATCTGCTCGTGCTCGTTTTCGTAGTTCTTGTACTCCAGGCCGAACAAAGCGTTCAGGCCAGGCTCAAGTTCCTTTACCAGTTGTGCGCGGGAAATTGCCATGATTAAGCTCCTTGGCCTGCAACACCGGCACTACCGTACAGGTGCTCGTTGATCTTCACTACCACCACGGCGTTGGTACCGAACTCGTTGCCAGGGACGTCCCACAGGCCAACGATTTTCAGGTTCAAAGCTGCAGCTTTTGCGATAGTGGACGAGTCGAGTTCCATGGAAGAAACACCAGTGGTGGTGCTGCCGCCAGTACCGACAACATCGGCGTTCATGCCGACCTGAGTCTGCGCAACAGACTCATCGACCTGGATGATGAACAACTGGCTGGGATCGTCAATCACGTCGGCAATGATCTTGCCAGCGGTGATGTTGACCGAGCCCGGATAGTAGTTCTTCCAGGTGGGTTTGCCCGAAGTCGGGTCAATGTAGTTGCAGCCGTTGAACACACCGATAGCGGCGGTGTGGGTCGCAGGTGCGAACTTGACCAGGTAACCGTCATAGACGGTGACTAGGTCGCCTTGGTAAATGGCCCCGGACTGGTTATCAGCAATTTCGTAGCCGTACTGTTTTTGAGAGCCAGTAGCGGACAGATTGCCGAGAGGACGCAGACCAAAGGGCTTATCGACGTTTGCCATTTGATGGTTCCTTCACAAAAAGTTTTGGTTAGCTGTCTCGTGAACCGCTGCCGAAGGACACCCGCGATTTGCGTGTGGGCCTCGTAATGACCATGCTCGAATGAGCGTTGGCCTTCATCAGTTCATTGTCAGCAGCCTGCAATTGGTCGTTCGCACGATCTCGGTAATGCGCGTTACGCTCTGCAACAGTCTCCTCAGGGATGCGTGCAAGCAAGAGACCTCCCACGCTGATCACGCCAGCATGTCGGCCGTCTTCAATCGTTGGCACATGGTATTCAGGGTACTCGTCGCCCCGGACCAGCTCGTAACCCTCACGGATTTTGCCGGCCACATTGGTACGATCTTCTACCCCACCTGCCTCTGCCCGAATCCAACGATGCTTGTACCCAGGGGGAGCTGGCGGTGCGTCAAGTCGAGACGGGGGAGCCCAGGGCTTACGTCGCGCACTCTTTGCGCGAGATTCGGCCTCGCGGGGGGTGCGGTTGAGGATAGGGATTTTGACGTCGCTCATGATCTCACTCCTTCACGTACTTGGCGTATTCCTCAAGTGGAACACCCAGCTTTTTGGCAATTGCAACTTGACTTGGCGTCAATTTGACAGTGCGGCGTGCATTTGATACCCCGGATGACCGGGAAGCAGGCGCCACAGCCTGCACGTTTCGCTGTGGCCTGTTTTGGTTGGGCGCAGCACTCTGTTGAAACTTCTGTGGAAAGGTTTCACGAATCCTGCGATCAAGCTCATGATAATACTCATCCGAGCTGGCGTCAAACCCCTCGACGGAAATCAGTTGCTTGTGGATGCCCCACGCAGCGTGGGTCATAGCCGTATCTCGGCCATACCAGGGGTTGCGCTCCGCCCAATCCTCCACCCTGGGGTCGACCTGGCGGGGGGCCTGCGCAGCCGGCTGCGCTGCCGCCGCCTGCTGCTGGGCCAAGAGCTGCTGCTGATAGGCCTCCCGCTGCGCGGACTGGGCTTGGATGGTGCTTTGCTCATTGGTCAACTGGGCCAGGCGCTGCATGGCCTCAGTCTCGGTGTCCACGTCTCCCTCTTCACGGGCTTTGCGGATGATTTGCTTGAGCGCCACGTTCTGCGTGTCAATGCGGCTTTGCGCCTCGGCGACGCGCTGGCCGTCCGTGTTCAGATACTGGTGCTCCAGTTGCTGGGCCCGGGCCTGCACGTTGCGCGCATAGTCCAAGGCCGCCTGCTCGCGCCGCTGCGTCTCGCGCAGGCGCGCGGTGAGCTTGTCGATGCGCTTTTTGACGTTCTCGCTGTAGTCGTCAACCTCGCTGCGATGTTCCGCGCCGCCAGAGGTGTCTACCGCTGGGTCCTGCGGCTGATCCAGCAGCTCCGCCTTCCCCTCTTCGTTAATCTCGACGGCAGCAGGCTGCTCGTCCTCTCCAATCTTAAATTGCAAGTCCATTTGATCCGCCATATTGCTCTCCTTTACATGTGCAGAATGTCTTCAGGGTCGTTGATCACTCCAAGCACCTCATCGTCGTTGATGAGGCGAATTTCCCCGCCGTCGATCGGGATGCGTGCCCCCGAGTAACGTCCGAAGATGATCCAGTCACCCTGCTTGCACCAAGGTCCCGTGGGGAACTTGGACTCGTCAGAGTAGGCAAGATCGCCCATCTTCAAGACGTAGCCGCAGACAGTGGCGAGTTGCGTCTTCTTCTGGGTCTCGTCGGGCAAGACGATGCCGCTCTTGGTCTTCTCCGCGCCACGGTAAGGCAAGATGGCAATACGCCATCCAGTGGGCTTGGGGATGGTGTCAATGACGGCTTCGCTGAGCTTCTCAGGGTCAAACCCCAGCTCCGTGTAGGCATCGTCCAAGGCGGGTGCCTTGGTTGCGGCCTGTTCGGCCCATTTGCGCTCAAGTGCGGTCATTTCGACCGGTGCAGTTTCGACTTCCATGGCTCTCCTTTCGGGTTAAAAATCCTCGTCTTGGTCCCCATTGACCTTTTTCAAAAGGCCTCTCACGGATTCTTCGACCAGGTTCAAACCTTCAAGGCGGCCCATCATGAAGCGATAACGCTCCATGTCGGAAATACCTCCACTGAGCACAATTTCGTGTGCCTGCTGACGGTGCTTTCTGATTTCTTTCAAGACTGCTTCTGCAAATTCAAGCATGGTCGTTTCCATGAAAAGCAGTCGGTTTTGCGCCCCGACTGAAGGCGTTGGTGAGGATCAGTATATCTTCACCGGACGGTTGCCGTCCTTTTTCTTCACAATCATCGACGGGCCTTGCACACCCTTGGCCTTCTTGATGACATCGCCGCCCTTGGCCATTTTGCGCGACTTGCCTGCTTTGTCGTAGGCAATTGCCGCGGCCTGTTTGACAGCGGCAGCCCTGCTCTTGGGCTTGCTGGTGCCGATCATCCCGTCTTTCTTGTAGTCGCGCACGATCTCGCCAATGTTGGAGCTGATCGTCTTCTGACTTGAACCCTTTTTAAGCGGCATTTCGTACTCCTTGAGGTGCCTGCTGAGCCTTGCCCATCTGCAACGCCAGCCGCTGCTGGTCCAGAGCGGTCTTCTGCTGCAGTCGTTGCTGATCCAGCGCCAGCCGCTGCTGGTCGATCTGGTTGTCTGCCTGGTCGTTCTGCGCACGCTGCTGCAATTCCTGCTGCTTGAGCGCGATCAGCGGGTCTTCGCCGCCACCGCCAGCAAGCTCGTCCTGCATCTCGCGAACTTCTTTCATGTACTGCGCAATCTTGAGCGCAACCATGCCTTCCTTCTGGATGACAGAGATCATGCGGTCTGGGTCGACGCCGTAGAGTTTGAAAAGCTCGGCCTCCACGTCCTCTTCGGCCTTCAGGCGCACGTGGTCAAGGATGTGGCGCTGCAGCATCATGGCTGACATCGGATTGGACTGCAGGATAGGCGACAGGCCCATCATCAGATGCGCTGCGATGTGCGCGTCGTGCTGCTGGCCGGCAAACGCCTTGAGCTGCATGCCGTTGAGCACGTCGCCGTTCTCTGAGGCCGGGTCGTTGGGCTTTTGCGTGTTCTGCGGCAGCAAAATGCCGTCGATGTCGCGTACGTTGAGCGCCGCGTAGACGCGATAGTAGGCCTCGTACATGTTGTGCATGTTCGGGGCGCTCTGTGCGAGCTGCAACTGCATCTGAGCAAGCTGAATGCGCTGCGCAGTGCTGAAGATGTTGGGGTCGGCCACCGGTAGCACCGACACCATGTCGTTGAAGTCGCTGCGCTTGACCTTGCGGCTCGCGCCAGGGACTTCGTAGGGGTACTCGTCGGGCAAGAAGGTGCCAAAGCCCTCAAACAGCAGCCTGAACTCCAACGTCTGCGCGTAATGCATGCGCTTGTGGATGCTGGACATGACCATGGAGCCGCGCTCCAGCAGCGCCAGGGTCGTTCCGACCTGTGCGTACTGGTTGCCGTCGCCAACTTGCATGTCCGCGGTGCTGGAGAGCCGTTTTCCGGCGTCCACGAGGAAGCCAAGCAGGCCAAAGAGCACCTGGCTGGGCTCCTTGTACGGCAGCGGCATGAGCGAGGCCGAAAGTTCCGCGCCGCCAGCGTCAATGTCGCGCCATTCGCCCGGCTGGATGGGCGTGGAGTCGTCCGCGATCCGCGCGCCCTTGGCTTTGAAGCCCGCCGGCAGGTTCGCGAGCGTGCCAGCGTCGATCAACTGGCGCAAGGCGCTCGTTGCGCCCTTAGAAAGGCCACCAACGAGATGCACAAAGCCCAATCCGTACGCGCCCGGGCCCTCCACGAGCACGTAGTGGACAAAATAGTTCTTGCGCTGCTTGTTTTTCGACTCTTCGCGCCAGTTTCGGCGCACTCCGACAACCCGCAACGTGTCTTCGGCCAGCGTGACAACGTACGGGAGCTTGATTCCGGTGGGCTCCCCGTTCTCGTCCTTGTCTTCAAAGCCTGGAATGTCCAAATCGACCATCATTTCCAGCAAAAAGACCTCGCCGATGTCATCCGTGGGCTGCACTCCGATCGCTTTGTCGACCGCTTCCTTGATTTGGCTGGGATCAGCGGGCGACGCAGCGGTGTCAACCCTGACATCGAGGTATTCGCCGGCCACAACCCGCTTGCGAAAGTCGTTGGAGTCCATCGCAATGCGGTGCGTGATCCGCGCGCACTGGCTCATGACGCTCGAACCGCTGTACGGGATGTACACGTCGTCAGCCAGGCACAGTTTTGACACCATCCGGCCCAGTTGGTAGTCGTAGTAGACCTTCTTGAAGGTCGATCCACCGTAGCCGGTGTAGAAAAGTAGCTGATCAAACTCCGGTGTGTACTCCTCCATCACCGTTGTGATCTGGTAATTCATGAAGTCCTGCACGCGGGTGGACTGCTGGTACTTCTCCACCGTCTCTTTGCCCACGATTTGGCTGCGAACAGGGCCGCCGGCGGGCAAAAGCTCCTTGAATGCCTGCGCCTGGAACTGCACGATGGCCTCGGTGAGCATCGGATGGGCCACGCCAGAGGCCCCGCGGAAGGGTTTTGTACGCTCTTCCATGCGCAAGCCCAGCAGATCAAGGCCCTTGGCGTACATCTGCTCCCAATCGGAGCGTGAGCCCTTGTCAGCCTCGAACAAAGCGCTCACGTCAAGGGCGATTCTGCCCAGGTCGTCGGGGTCAATGACCTCTGCCAGGTTGGCATAGAAGTCAACCTCGTCGTCTTCTTGCTCGCCAATCTCAACCGTGGCGCCTCCGTCCTCGTCGATGACCACCTCGATGTCCATCCCAGGCTCTGGCAGGCCTATTACGACGTCCAGAACAGGCGCCCGGTTAAGTGCTTTGTCGATTGGCATGTGTTTTCCTTATGGCCGAGCGGCGTCGAGCTGGTCACGGTAGGACTGTAGCAGCGGGGTGAGGTACGTGTCCGACTCCGCAATGCTGACAGGCTTGAGGTAGTTCTGCAAAAAGCTCAGCACTCCTTGGTCGTATTTCTCCGGGGCCGTGTTGCCTGTGGCCCGGCCGTTGCCCTTGATTTGCGTGACCACCGGACCCGTATTTTCCATGCGCACTTCAATTGTGTTGACGGGCCTATTCCTGTTGTCACGTAGAGTATATATTTGCCACTTGCCAGTGTTGAAACCGTTGCGCTTGTCGGATGTGTACCCCACGCCGCCCAGCTCATATCCTGCAACAGAGTGACCTACGTACGCCCCCTCAGGCACGGTGGCTTCGCGCTTTTCGATGCGCTTCCAAGCAAATCCATCAAGGCCTGAGCCCTCGCCAAACTGCAGTAAAGGAGCGCTCACACCGTTTGAGTACACCGTGTCGGCTACAGGCTTGTTCGCCCTAATGCGTTCGTGTATTTTTTCAAATTCTGAGGCCCGGTCCGCAAACTTGAGGCCCCCTCGCACCGCGTCTTCAAAACGAATATTGGCAAGTTCCCTGGGGGACAGGCCTGCCAAGAAAGTGTTGATGTTCTCGGCGTTAAACAGCGGCTTGAGCTCTCGGCTCATGTAACCGACGTCGTAAATTGGCTCGCCCTTTTCGATCGCTGCCCGCACGTTTTCACCCATGAAGTTCTTGCCAATATCTGACTCGGCCATGTTGTGTAGCTTGCGGCCTTTGCCAAACTCGTCGTTGGCCCACGTTGCTTTCTGCTCAGGCGTCATCTTCTCGTAAGCCAACAAATCCTCATAGGCCCTGTACAGGTCTTTGGTTGAATTAGGGCCGTCTCCAATAATGCGGGTGGGGTCTTTCACGGAGCGCGTGACTGCACCCACCCTTGCGTTAATCAGCTCAGGCCTCAGGCCCTGCATCAACATCCTGTCCGCCTCTGACTCCTCCGCGGCACTGGCTATGGCCCGCCCTTCGCGACTGAGTGAGGTGTAGTCTTTCTCAGAGGCAGCAGGATTGCGGGTAATCAGGCCTCCTTGAATTCCCGTTGCCATGTCGTAACGATCCGTAAAGTCTTCCACGGCCTGCGGGTACTTGGGGAAAAAGCGTTCTTGTCCTTGGTCGTTTACGCGCGTCTTACCTACTGAAAGCTGGTCAATCATGTACCCAGGGAAAAGCTTGTCCAAAGCCGATCCTTTGATCTGCTTCTTGGAAATAGCCGCGGCAATAGGATCATTTGGCGTTCCAAATTGACGCGTAAAAAAGTTGCGAGCTTTTACGTCCCAGAAGTTTTTAATCAGCTCTTCCTGTTCAACGTTTTGTCCCGCCACGCTACGCGCATTGTCTCTCCCCCGCCGCAGAATCTGATCTATCTCGCTGACGTCGGTATCGTGGCCCACAGGTCCCGTGAGCATGGTGCTGCCAATAGGCCGCACGGCGTACGACGCGCCAGGCACTGCAAGCTGGCGGTTGTACTGTTGGAAGTCCTGGGCCGCGCTTTGCGCTGCTTGGCCAACCCTTTGCGCACCACGGACCCCGCTGCGCACTGCCGCCGCTGGGTTGACCACGTTGGCCATGAGCTCGCCGGCCGTGTAAAAGCCCTTGGCCGTCGGGTCCTCAGGAGGCGCCTGCCGCACGCCCGCGCGCGTCATCTGCTGCTTGATCCAGTCGCTGCCCATGACGGGCTTGTCGACGTTGTAGCCAAAGGGGCGCAGCGCCATCGTGGCAATGTCCACCGGCGCGCCAGCGATGTCGTACGGCAGCTCCGACGCTCCCTTGGCCGCGGCCACGTACGCCGAGCCGGTGTTGAGCGCATCGCTGATGGGCCCGCGCTTGCGGCCCTTGCCCGACTTGGGCGTGACAAAGGCCGGGCGGCTGGCCGCCTCCAGCTCCGCGTCACTGACCTCGCCTTCCTTGGGGCTGCCCTCGGCGCGCTTGACAGCGCCCTTTGAGTTGCGCCGGGCAAGGTCCAAAAGAATCTGGAACTCGGTGGCCGCTGTCGCGTCCACATGCAGCGGGCCCTTGCTGGCAGTGGTGGGCCCTGCGTAGTTTCCTACGCCATGCGCCGCGATCTCATACGGCGCAGCCCGATAGTCCTTGTTCTTCTCGACCCACTTCGAATGATACTTACGGGCCAGCTCAGTGCGCTTGTCGCCCTCACGCATGCCGCCAGGGCCCACTAGCCTCTCGTAAGCGTCGGTAAACTGATTGCCTTTGCTGAAGAGCCCCGTCTGCTCACCAGCTTGCTGCTGCATCTGCCGGTCCGCTGCATGCGCCATCTCATGCGCCAGCGTTGACGGCCCAATCGTCGCCCCGCGATTCGAGCCAACGAGGTCCTTGTTGATCTTGATAACGCCTCTACCGATGGGCAATTTGATCGTGCTGAACATCGCGTCAGCGCCCAGCAACTGCTGCGCCCTTATGTCAGGGACCGCGCCCCGCGACTGCAAGTACTCCAGCATGGCGCGGTAGTCTGCGCCCTCCTCGGCCCGACTCCTGATGTCCTTCAAGAAGTCCTCATCAGACTTTTTTGCCTCACCGCCCTTTTCAAACCGGCGCACGCCCAGCGTCTCCGAGGTCAAGGTGGGCTGCTCCAATGTGGGCGCGCCCAGCGTCGAGCGCATCAGCCCACGCGACTCGTTCTCCGTCGCCCGCAGCTTGAGCTTGTACTGCTTGGCCAAGGCCTGCAACTGCTCCTTGGCAGACTTGCCGCCCTTGCCCTTGCTTTTCGCCTTGGGCTCCTTGATCGCAAAGTCCTGGCCCGTGGCCAGCGGCCCGGCAGCCAACTCCATCTCCTTGGGAGCCGCCGCGCCACCGCCAGAAGGCGCCAGCACCCGGCGCATGCCGGTAGCCTGGCGGGGACTGGTCCGCGGACCGAGGTCCTCCAGCATCCTCTGCGACTGCGTCATGTAGTCGTACGTGGCCTCGTCCTCAGTCTGCGGCTCGCTCGCGTCAATGAGCGCGCTCATCGCATCAAGGCTCACGGAGCCGCCAGCCGCAAAGGACTGGACGGTCGGGCCGTAGTCGGGCCAATATGCAAAGCCCGGGGGCAACGGCACAGGGGCCAACGGCTTCTTTTTTTGCTCGGCTTCGCGCTTAAGCCTGGCAAAGAACGCCCCTCTCTTGGTAGACGACTCAGGCTCTGCCGGAGGAGGCGTTAAGGGTGCCCCAAACGCTGCCTGGCGCTGGCCGCTAAAAGTAGACAGGTCCGGGGCCCGAGACACTGGGGCCGGCTCTACGGGCTGCTCCAACATCGGACCAAACCTACTGCGAAACGCCTCGCGAACGGATGTCGGAGCGGCCGGCTGCACAGGGCCCCCGTCGGAAAAACCCTGCACCGGTGTCTGTTGCGGCGCGCCGTAGCCGGCGTACTGGGCCAGCAGTTGCTGGTAGTAGCCCTCGGAGTCCGGCTCCTCGGGCTCTTGCATGACTTCCCCGCCCTCAGCAAACTGCGGCAGCGGCTGCTCCGCGTTCAAGTCAATAGGCTCCGACATAGGGTCGGTGTTGAGCTGATAGGGCGAGAGTTCGTCTTGCATATTTCCCCGGCTGGGTCAAGAGTGTCGCCCCATTTTATGCCTCAGTAGTACTCCGGGACAAGCCCTTCTTGACTGGACTCCTCGTCCGGCGCGTCAGTGGCCAAGGTCACGAAGTTGCCCTGGCGAAAGCGCATCAGCGCCATGGTCGTCACGTCCACCATGTCGTCGTTGTCGCCGTGCGGAAACGACGCGCACTCCTCCACCAACTCCTCGGCCCAGTCCGTGTCCGGCGCCCAGACAATCCCCGACTCCAACACCGGTGCCACCGCGTTGACCCGGGCAATCTTGTCCGTCCCCGTCTTGCGCCCACCAGGTGAGTACATCGTCACCGGGATGTCCATCCGGCGCAGCTCCTGCTGCAGCGGCGTTCCCGTCGCCTTGGCCTCAATCAGCAGGTTGTCAGGCTGCCAGTGGTCGTACTGCTCCTTGGCCACTTTCTTGAGCTCCGGGAAATCCCACCTGCCCCGCTTGACGTCAAGCAAGATGATGTTGGCCCCCGAGTCCTCGTTCAGGTAAAACACGCCCCAGGTCGCGATGACAGAGAAGTCAGCCGTCTCCTTCTTCGAGTACGCCGTGTCCATCGTCTGGATGATGTAGTTCACCACCGGCGGCTCATCATGCTGCCAGACCTTCCACCACTCCCTCTTCAAGATCGCGCCCTCGTCGTTCGTGGGCTGCTGCTGGTACATCGCGTTCCACTTCTGCACCGACAGCGACGCCTTCACCGCCAACAACTCGTCGAGCTTCCAGAACTCCGGCCACAAAGGCTTACCACTAGGCAAGATGGCCGGGAACTCAATCACCTCCCACTTGTCAGCGTTGTGGCTCGACTGCGCCTTGATCAGCCGGGCCGTCATGTCCTTCGTGCCCCAGCGCGTCATCACAATCACAATCGCGCCGCCAGGCTGCAAACGAGTACGAGGACCACCCTGGTACCACTCCCAGGCATTGTCCAAAGCCAAGTCCGACAAGGCATCCTGCTCCGAATGCGGATCGTCAATCACGAGCACGTCCGCACCCCGCCCGGTCATCGCACCACCAACACCGACCGCAAAGTACTCGCCACCCTTGTTCGTGTCCCACCGGCCAGCAGCCTTTGAATCCTGCTTCAAGCTCACCTCAGGAAAAAGCTCCTTGTACGCAGGCTGATCCATCAGGTCCCTGACCTTTCGGCCAAAGCGCACAGCAAGCTCGCCATTGTGGGTCGCCTCAATGGCCTTGGTCCGCGGAGCGCGGCCCATGAGAAACGCCGGCAGCAGGTAGGACGCAAACTCAGACTTCGTGTGCCGGGGAGGCATGTTGATGATCAGGCGCTTGAGCGTGCCGTTGGCAATCCGATCAAAGGCCGCGGCCATCTTCTCATGGTGCGCGCCAAGGATCGCCTCGGGCCAGACGTACCGAACAAAGTCGATGAAGTGAGTCCTCGCCCTGTCTTGAGCTTCAAGTTGCGAGAGCCGCAGCTCAAGGCGTAGTCGTTCCGCGTCGACGTCGTCAGGGATCATGATTGTTTCACGTGAAGAAGTTTGTCATCCGAATGCCGCTTCTGGTGACATTTGCGGCAGAGCCAGGTGATTTGCAGGGGCCTACTGTAGTCCTCATGATGCTTCTGGGCAACCGGGTCACGGCAGACGGAGCACGGCTCGGGGGTGATCTTGCCACGGCGCTGGTACACGTTGGCGTACGAGCGGGCGATCGATCGCTGCTTTTGACCCGGTTCAAGGTCCGCGTGCCGCGGACGACGGGCCCTGGCGTACGCAGCATGGCACGCGCGGCAATACCGCTGGGGCAGGCGGTCATTGGGCAAGCCACACTTTGAGCAGGTTGTTTTCATGGAACTGATTGTATTTCAACTGCGAAAAATTTTTGGGCCAAATCGAAGTTTTTTGGAAGGGGGTAGTTTTCATGGAACAAGAAAACTGTTTCGCGGCTCACTAACCGCGCAAAACCGGGCCAAGGCCGGCGCAGCCTGGGCAGCCGGCCCGTTTTTTGGACCCGGGGTCCGGGTGGGGGGTCCGGGCGCCGCGGTCCGCGGACCTGGCGCCGGGCGCCGCGGCCACCTGGTCGGCGGCCTGGTCGCCTGGTCGCCTGGCACCAGGTCGGCGGCCTGGTCGACCAGGTGTTTGCATGCACATGCAAACACGGCCACCAGGTCGACACAAACACAAACACGGCCACGGCCACCAGCTGCAGCACCAGCTGCAGCACCAGGTGCAAAACCGCGCGCCACCAGCTGCAGCACCAGGTCGACCAGGCGCGCGATACCTGGCGCGCGGACCACGGGCCAGCTGGCCGAGGCGCGCGGGGCCTGGCACGGCCGGCGGCCGTGCCGGTGGGTTAATGGGGCTCGACCAGGTGGGCCGGCTGCAGCTCGGCCAGGGCCTGGCCTGATACCCGAAACAAAAAACCCGGCGCGCGGCCGGGCTCGGGGCTCGGGAAACCGGCGGGCTAAGCCGGCATGCCGGCTAGGGCGGCCAGCTCGGTGGCCATCAGGTCGGCGGTGGCCAGGGCGTCGCCCTTGTCATCGGTGAAATACTCGGCCACCACGCGGCCGGCCGGGCCGGTGGCGCGCACCTGATACTCGGACCAGGTGGCCGACCAGGCCACGCGGACCATGCCCACGTCGGCCAGGTGCACCAGCTGCACCAGGCGCAGGCGGGCGGCGCTCATGCTGCGCCCCTGGCGGCGGCCAGGTCGGCCAGGGTGACGGTGGCAAGCCAGGTGGGGCCGTAGGTGTTACGTACCTGGCGCAACAGGTGGCCGTCGGGCTCGGCGGTATCGCGGCCAGTCAGCCAGGCGGTGGCCAGGGCGGCGCGCCAGGCGCGGCCGTGCCGGGCGGCATAGGCGGCCACGGCGGACAGCTGGTCGGGGCTCGGCCCGGCGGGCTCGTCCAGCTCGTCCAGCTCGTCCAGCTCGGCGACCGTCACCGCACGGGCGGCCAGCTGGTCGGCGGGCAGGGCGGCCAGCTCCAGGCCAGCGGCCAGGCGCGCAGCCTTATCGGCGGACAGCTCGGCCAGATACTCGGACCAGGTGGCCCCGTCGGCCAGGCGGTGGAACACGTCGGAGCGGCCGGACACCATGACGGGCCAGGCACGATCTAGGACGGCCACGCCATCGGACACCAACAGAACGTCACCATGGTGAACCGGGCCGTACTGGGTGAAGTCATAAGCCTGGCCCATGGCCAGGGACCGCATATCGACTACTTGAGGTTGCATCGCTTTTCTCGCTTTCTGAAGGGTTTCCCCGGCCCCATGCCGGGGACTAAATTTTAGGGCAAAAACCCCGGGGCACGCAAGCTGCCGGCGGCCAGGCGAAAAAAAGCCCGGCGCGCGGCCGGGCTTGGGCACTAAGTGCAAGGGCTCAGGCAGCCATGGCCTGGCGGGCGGCGCTGGGGTTCTCGCAAGGCGTGGCCTGGGCAAGCTGCCGGGCCCGCATGCGATAGGCGTGGCCCATCTCATTGACTACACGCCACCCCAAGCGCGGGCCAGCGGGCTCGACTAAAAGGTATGCGTGGCCCCCATACTGAACCCAGGCGCCAGGGGCCGGAGCGGGCCGGGCCTGGCGGCCGGCATGATAGGCCCGGACCCGCTCGCGCCACTGCGCAGCGTGGCCGTCACGCTCGGCATGCGGGGCGGCCAGGTAGGACAGGGGACAGTCAGTGGCGGTCGGCCCGGCCGACTCGTCCAAGTCCTTGTAACCCCAACCATCGGCCCGGCCGGACTGCATCATGTCCAGGCCGATCCAGTGTAAGCCGGTGGCCCGCTCGCGCACCAGATACCAGTGATGGTTACCGACGGTGCAAGCGCGCACCAGCTCTAGGTTATCGCCAAAACGTGCCGGCCGGCGCAGATGGCGCACCAGATCAGCACGGGTGGCCCAGCTCGGAGAAAAAAGCCACCCCATGATCAGGCTCCCACCAGATCAGCGGACAGCAGCTCGACGGCCCGGGCTTTTAGCGCGGCGCCGGCGCCGAACCACGCGCTCTCGACGCGCGTATTATTCGAGCGGCCGCGCGCGTGATCAACCAGCTCGGTGACTGCATTGAGCATTGCCCACCGCGTACCGGCCACGCCCGGTAAGTCGGACCCGATGGCCTGGCCATTGAACAAGGCCAAAACCTGGCGGTAGGCTTTGCTTTCCTGCAAGGGCTTGGCGCTGGTGTGATACGGGGCCAGCAGCTCGGCCAGGAATTCATCAGCATCGGCCTGACCCATGGGCTGGCCGGCCAGCTGCCGGGATTGCACCAAAAACGATTCGAAGGCGCCGGCCACAATGCCCAATTGCAAGCGCACGGCGTCGGCGTCAAAGCGCTCAGAGTGCAGCACCCGGACGGCGCTTTTCAAATAGCCGGTGTCGGTTTCCGCCTCGCCCTTGATCACGCGGCCGGCGGAATACCCGCCCACGGCGGCCGTGATGGTGTTGTTGCATACCACGCGTATGGCGGTAAATTTGGCCACGGTGGCCATGGTCCCATCATAGGACGTGCCCAGCAGCAGATAGGGTTTGACCATGTCCCGGGAAACCACGGGGGCGGCGTCGCCGACGCTGGCCAGGGCCCAAACCCGGCGGCCGTCGGACAGGGCGCCGGCGGTTTCGAGCTGGAACCCTCCCAGGTCAACCAGCTGGTTGAAAAAATCCATCACCTGGCCAGGTTGAACCACGTTATAGCTATCGGACACCACGGCCAGGGGCGCGCCAGTATCCGACCTATGCAGCACCTTTCGGGCCGGCCAGGTTTGCGGGCCGGTGGCGGCCGGCGTGGCATACATCACGGGGCTTTCGAGCACGTCATAAGCCAGGCCCGCCTCTCGGGTCCAGGTGTCAACCGATGCGCCAGGGGTCAGGGCCTGGCCCAGGCCGTGCCAAGGGGTTTGTCCGGTGTAGGCCATGGCGGCGCGGCCGGTGGTGGTGTCAAGCATATGGGGCATTTTTAAATTCTCACTTTCTAGGGTTAATGCCGGCAAGGCGCCGGCGGGGATAATTTTAGTCTGAAATTTTCGGGGCCGTCAATGATCCCATGGTTTTGTCAGGCTTTGCCCAGGTCGCCGACAACGTGATGGCGCAATAGGCTACCTGGGGGCAAGGACCGAGCGAAACCTACCACCGCGGCCGCGTCATTAGGCGCGCCGGTCTCACGGGTTTTATTCCAGGCCAGGCGGACGGGGCCGGACGTGCCATAGCATCCGCCGGCCTGATCGGTCCCGACTAAGGCGGCGCCGGACCCATGCGCGACAAAAACAATCACATAGTCCCGGTCCCCCCTGGCACACAATGGCCGGCCATTGCCACACTGGGCGCAGCTGAAGTTATCCGCCAGCTCGGCCGGGCACTGGACAAAGCGCACGCCCTCACGGGTGCAAGGCCATACCGTGCCGGCCGGCGCGGCCACCGTGGCCGGGCGGCCGATGGCCACCGCGGCCAGGGCATCGGCCATGGTGTCGCAGCTGGCGTTTATCACGGTTTCGCCAGCGGCCGGCACGGGCAGTAAGGCGGCCGGGAAGTGGCTGTAAGTCCAGGCCTGGCCACCGCGCGGCACGGCCTGGCGCAGGGCGGCCAAATAATCGGCGTCGATCAGGTCGGCCGCGTGGCCCCCCTGGGGGTTTAGGGCGCAGGTTTTCGGGCAGGTTCCGAAAACGTGATGCGCGCCGGCGCGATAGGTCACGGCTATGGGGCCGGTCTTTTTGTTAGCCGATGTCTTGACGGTCTTGAGCATGGGTTCTCGCTTTCTGGCTTTCTAGCGGCGCCGCACCATGCGGCGCCTGGCGAGATTTTATTCCATTAAAAAATCAGGTGTCAATGGCCTGGGCAAAAAAAACCCGGCGCGTGGCCGGGTTGAATTTATCGGACTGATCAGGTCAGTCCCCGGCCGCGTGCGCGGCGCCAATTGCATCGGTCTCCATGTTATCGAGCGCCTCGAGAATGCCTTCAGCGCAGGTGTAGACCGCGACCGGGTTTATCCAGGCGCGCGAGTCCTCGCTCGGCCGGCCGGCCGCGACAATGTCGCTGCAATATTGGCGCACCGCCTCAAGCACCAAGGCTTGGGTCAGTGGGCCGCCCGGGTCCATGACCATCAGGTGGGTGATTTTTTGGACATTATCTCTGCGCCGCATGTCAGGCCTCCGGGAAACGAAACGTGTTGTCCTCGAAGTAATCGCGGACACTGCCGCTGATGTCGATGTGTTCGGCGGCGCGCTCGGCTACTTCCTCAAGCTGACTATGGTCCAGCTTATCGGCTAGATCGGACAGGTTCAGCTCGGCAGCCAAGGCGGGCAGGTCGATCTGTCCTGCCAAAAGCTCAAGGCTCACGTAATGGGCAATGGTCTCTAACTGCCCCAGTTCCAGCTGGCCGACGGCCGGACGCGCCTCGAGCGCGGCGAGCCTGGCCGACAATGGCGCCAAGCGCCGCTCGACCGCGGCCTCGACCGCGGACTCAAAAGCCACCTGCAAGGCGGCCACGATAGGGTTCGTTTCGGACATGTCTTTCTCACTTTCTAGGTTGTAGGCCCCGCGGGATGCTCGGCCTGGTTAGGATTCTACATCACAACTATCAACCCGTGTCAACTATCCCCGCCAATAATCCTGTGGCATAGCCAGAGCCAGAACAGGCGCAGGGCAAGCCCCCGCTGCGTGTCCGTGACTACTTCGGGGTCCTTGGGCTGACTGTTTGCGAGCATCTGTTTCCTGACCTGTTTACGGGTGGTCCGGTTCACTCTGCTGGCACGTAAAGGGACCGCCTGGTGGTCAGGACCAGGTCTCGCATAGACACCCAATCCTCATCCGTCATCGTGCCCAAGGCCATCAGGACCAGGTGCATCTTGTGCGCCATCTCGGCTCGATAGCCAGGGCCATCTCTGGGGTCTTCCAGGTCTCGCAGATTTTCCATCAGTTCAGGGTTCATCCACTTTCGCTCGGCGTCCTGGTAGATTTGCAGGGACACCGAGGTGATGATGTCTTCCAGCCGATAGCCGGTCTGGCGGCCCAGCCGGTTTCGGATTGGCGCCGGCCAGGACTCGACCACCAGGCGGACGCCGTTGGCGGTCTTGTGCACGCGGGACACGGTCGGGTACTCTACGTGTTTCATTTTGCGCCCCCCTGCAGTTCGACCGGGACTTCGTCTTCCTCGTAGGTGTCATGCGGCAGCCCCACTGCCTCCACCAGTTCGTTGTTGTCAACCAGGTCGGCAATGCGTTTGAGTATTGCAAAAACGAGCTGCTCCTGTGTGAGGTCTTCGCCCGCTGGGTGGGCACTACCTGACACGCTGAACGCTATCGCATATGCGTGGTTGTATCTCTTCATGTCAGTTCCTCCGGTACGTTTACGGTTTCGCCCAGCTTGGAAGCGACATAGCATCTCATTGCCGCCACCAAGGGTGTCAAACCATAGGTCGCCGCGCGGATGCTGTCATCCGCTGCCCATTGATCGCCGCCATCATCGCGCAGGTTGATGCGCTCCCTATCAAGGATCGGACCCCCTTGCGCCCAATCTGAGGAGGGTTGATACAAAACAAACGGTGAGGATTTGCCCCTGACCCAAACCAGCCCTCTTTCGATGGACGGTTTCTTGCCTTCTGCCTTCGCTACCGCCCAATCGAGGGCCGCACCTGTCAATTCCCTTGTCTTGATTTGCATGCTCTTTCTACCTTTCTATGGTTGGTTACCTGGTCATCCAGGCAGGGGCACTATAGCATAGTGTTTTTACGGTTGTCAATCGACCATCGCGGCGCGCAGCTCGGCCCAGGAAATTCCTGTCCAAGGCCAGCGCGCCATAGGCGGCGTGTCGATTCCCATGCGCACCAGGTCTAAGGCCTGCTCTCCCGCGAACAGCAGCAGCTCCGACTTGTGGGCATGGGCCGTGCCTGGCGGGAAGTACTGGACCAGGATGTAGGTCGGGCAGCGCAGGTCCGCATGCTTGACGTGGAAGGCCACCTGGTGCGGCGACAGGGCAATCTTGCGCCCACGCTTAACCACCTTAAGCTCGACCATCACGAACTCCCCGTGCGGGAAGGCGACCAGGCAGTCCGGGATGCCCAAGTTGACCCGGGATTCAATCCGGGTGAAATGGCAATTTGGGACGTTGTCTTTCAGGCGCTTGTACAGGTTCGCTTCGGGCTTCGTTGCCATCGTTCTCTTCCCCTTCGGGTTCCTCTTCAATCTGCCTGGGCGTCACGTCCACGATGGGCCCGGCCTGGCCACCGTACAGGCGCTTGATCTCCTCAAGCTTTCGCATGACCTCTTCCTTGGACATGCTGTCGATCGTGCCGTGCCTAATCTCCTTGCGGTCGATGTAGATTGTGCCCAAAGCCTGACCCCGTCGATACTCCGCCTGGACAGCCGCCCCATACGCGCCAGCGGCCAGTGCCTGGTCGCGAATGACCTGCAAGTCGCGCATGTGCCGCTCAAAGGTGGTGGCGTACTTCTCGCCCAGCTCCCGGCGCCGCTCTTGAATGGCGGCCACGATGTGGGGGCTCTTGTCAGGGTCGGTCAGCTCCCGAGCCCGGTTCTTTGCCCAGACCTCGCTGTACCCGGCGCGGATGGCAGCCTCCTTGAGGGTCACATGGCCATCGCCAGCCACGAACTCCTCAACGAATTGCCACTCCTGCGGGGTCAGCACCCTGGGCTTGTGGGGCTTGACCGGCGCGGTGATCCGGGCCTCGACAACGGCCGGCCGGCCGCCCAGAGCCTTGCCCTCCAAAAACTTCGCGTCCTTGCCCTTGAGCTGGCCCATCAGGCGACCCTCCACAGCCGCCAGCCCTCGCCATACTTGCGGATGGTGAACCGCACCCCAGGATGCCGCTTGGCGTACATGTAGGCCGCGCTGCGCAAGTTTTTGATCCAGTCCGCGTCCAGCACCAGGAAGCTGTCGCCCACCGCCATGTCAGGGAAGGGGTAGACCTGCCGTTGGCGGTCGTCAGGCAGGGGGACGTGTCTCTCGATTCTCATAGGCCGATTGTGCAACATTTCCACAGGGTAACGCAACAGCCCGGCCAGGGCTCCTCACGTTTTCGTGACTTTAGATATCTTTTTCTCAACATTGGTTTCATTTATAAGCAGCAAAAAAAGTCGCGCGCGCATTTTATGTGAATTACACCATTACACTTGTAGAACACACTGTAATCATCTCTAACCTATTGATTCTATTCATCTATTACATCATTACATCACTTCTTCATTTTTATACTGCTTATGAACGAAACCAATGTTGAAAAAAAGGTATCCTGGCGCTCAAAAAGCGTAAGCCCCTTGCCCCGCCCCTTTTCCCCCCGTAGAATGCGCAAAGCCCAGGTGCTGCAAACACCTGGGCTCCACTTCCCACTGCATCGTTGGAGGAGAACGACACCATGAGCAAGCCTGATCCTAACACGCTCGCCTACATGCGCGAGATGCTTGAGTACCATGACGTTGGCAATGGCGCCTTGATTTGGCGCCATGGGCGACTGCGCGGTGAGGTCGCGGGCACTGAGACCAAGAAGGACAAGCCTGAATTGCGCATTCGCTTTGACGGTGCTTCGTACCTGGCGGCCAAGGTCGCGTGGTTCTTGTGCATGGGTTATTGGACCGAGAACCGCCTGAAGTTCCTCAACGGCGACCGCACTGACATCCGGATGGAGAATCTGGAGGAGACGGACCGCAAGGACGGCCCGGGCCGCTGATCTCGACTGCAGCCCCGGTCCGTGGTCCGTGATCCTGTATAAATCCGCAGTTCACCTAGGGTAAACCCCTATAAAAATAACACTTGACAAGTTGATAAGTCACATGTTATGTGCTATAATGAGTTGTCAGCTAGAAAAGTTGACGTCCGTTCTTTAACATAGAAAGTGAGAAAGTATGAACACGAACAATCGCGTGTGGATTGAGCTCGAACTCCCGCCGGCTGGTGCCCCTCAAACGGGCCATGACCGGGCTGCAGCAGCCTCGAAGATGCTGACCAAGCTTGGGGTCGACATGGGGGGTTACGATCCGGTCTGGTTTGATGAGAAAAAGTGGCGGTACGCCTTCACTGAATCCTCGGCGGGCTGTTTCACCTGGGCCACGGACCATGGACACTGGTTCAATCTAGACTACCTGGCCGAATAAGGCCCTGAACCCCGCCAGCTCCCCTGGCGGGGTTTTTTATTGCAGCTCCCCCGGCTCGCACCAGTCCCCTGTCATCAGGCGAGCGGCCACTGACATAGGGAGGGTGTCTGCCACTTCGATGGAGGTGATGGCTTTGTCGCCGATGTCGGGCCCGATGAAGGCGTACTTGGTGTCGCCGGCGGTGATGATGAGCACTTGGACCGTGGGCCGTGGCACGAGGCCCTCGATGAGCCCTTCGAACGCCGGGGTCACTTGGGTACCTCTTGCCATCCTGGCCCTGTCCTGCCTTCTTTGATGCCCAGGTCCAGGGCGAGGCGCTCGACCTCATCTTCGAGCTGCCTTCTCTGGACCCTGAGGTGGTGCACTTGGTTGGCCAGGTACTCCATGGAGTCCGTCTGCACTTCGATGCGCCGGCGCAGGGCGGCGATGTACTCCCGGGTCTCCAGGCAGTCGATGGGGCGTGGGGGTTCTTCGGTGGAAAATTCAGCGGGTCTCATTGTGGCTTCTCCAGTAGTTGGCAGGCTTGCAGGGCCTGGCGGTTCAGGTGGTTCATGTACTCCATGGCTTCAACGATTCGCTTAAGCTCTTCAAGGGTGTAGACGCCCTTATCGAGGTGGGCTCGGGCCGTGGGCCATGTCTCGATGTGTGCGAGGGGTGGTTCGTCTTTGTCCATGATCAGGCCTTTGCCTTTCTCAGCTCTCTGTCCCTGGCCAGGGCCAGCATGAGGCGGTTGGGATATCCATTGGCGGCCATGGCGCGGCTGATGTAAATCTCCACGGTCCGTTTGGAGATGCCCAGTTTACGGGCCACGAGGTCGGTCTGCCCAAGCTCGCAGATGGCGTCCAGGACGGCTTGCTCACGTGGGGTCAGTTTCAGTGGTTTGGGCACGGGGGTCTTTCATTTTTCAGAGTTTGATGCCGCGCAGTTGGCGGCAGCGCTCGCGTTCGGCTTGGGTGATGTCGGGGCTGATCTCGGCGACGGGGCACAGGTGGTCTCTGGGCGGCCGTGGTCCGTGGCCCGCGAGCCAGACAATGCTGGCCAGGATGCCGAGCATGGTAGCTGCTGCCGCTGCTACCAGCAAGATGGCTTTCATGCTTGTCCCCTTGCTCGGAGGGCAGCGGCTATGTAGGTCGCGGTCCCGTTGGTGTCGTCTATCTCACGGGCCACAAGGTTTGCCACCTTTGCACAAGCCTCGCGCTCATCAGCACGAACAAGTTCGGCAAAGCGTTTGTCTCTTAGCGCAGACCACTCATTATCGTTTGGCTCCACATCTTCTGTGTGAGTGTCGGCGTATTCCGCTGCCTGACGCAGCATCTTTGCTATGTCTTCTTTCATGACTGCCCCCTTGCATTCAGCATAGAGTCAGCCATCTCGTAGGCGCACACGCTGATACTCCTACCAATCATGTCCTCGGGCCATTTGTTTGGCGGGGTTTGAATCAACGCCTGCATCGCCTTGCCCGCAAAGTAATCGCGCAAGGTCGCACCGTCATTTCGCAAATTGTGCGCTGGCGTTGGAAACGCTGGCCCACCTGTGTCCTTAGACATGATTCTTCTCCTTGAGTTTGGTTTCTATGGCAGCAATCAACTCATCGGCCAAACCTCGTTGGGCAGTTGCCTGAATGCACTGGGCTTTGTCCTCATCCGTCAGCCCAATCCACTCCCGCTTGGTTGGCAGGTCATACTCGCGGGGGGCATAGACCAACTTGTCAGGGTCTGTGGGGTGTTGTTTAAGCGGCATTGTTGTTCTCCCTGAGCATCTTCTCGGCGTCATAGAGCAGATCGCGGTACTGGTAGTCGTACTGGTTGATCTGCTCGTCTGTGAGCCCGACCCAAGGGCGCCGCGGTGGGGCGGTGTAAAGCGCGATGTCCGTGGTCCGTGTTCCCAGCTTACCCTTGTGCTTTGCAGGAATCACTTCCGTGTCGCTGTCGAACTCAAGGTCCGTGGTCCATGCAGCGGGCTGCAGCGTCCACACTGCGGTCAGCAGGTCGGCGGCGCAGTTGAGGCGGTAGATCAGGGCCGGGTGCAGGTGCTCGTCGAGTCCTGAAGCGTATCCTTTGAGCCACTCGGCGGTGGTCAGATAGAGCAGGTGGTTGTCGTCGTCGTTCATGTGTCCTTCTCCATTGCCTTCTTCAGGGCGGCTTCCTCTGCTTTGCGCCTTGCCAGCCACTTCGCATGAGAGACTTTCAGGTAGCGGCGCCTGCTTGTGTCGAACCTGCTGCTTTTGGGCTCGATGTCGGGGGGCGGCTCCAGCAGGGCGGTGCGAATTTGCTCTGCGTCCGCGCCGATCAGTCGGGCGTAGTCCTCAAACGCAGAGGTCTTGCTGAACAGCCAGTCAATGGCGGCGAAGTTCTCGGCGCCGGTTGCCTGCCTGCTGGAGGCGTCCTCAATGGCCTGGGCAATGACCGCGGCCAACAGGCGCGCGCAGGCCACTGTCTGCGGG